ATCTGCTGAGAGTATTGACGCCACTGCTCAATAGTCTCGTTCACAATACGCTCCATCTGCCTCTCACTGCCCTTGTGAGTCGTACACTTGCCACACTTGCGGAAATACACGATGGGGTGCTGTGGTGCCTCAATAGTGTCGATCTCGATGCGATAGTGAGAGTGCTTGACGATGGTGACTGTCATGGGGTGCCTTGCTGATGAATATAGTATAACGGATCAGGTGCCTGTTGGCACACGGACTGTGACACTATGCGTACCGTCCTTGTTCAGTTGACGACCGAGCAATTCAGAATGTATGCTACGTGCCAACTGCTGATCAAGCGTCTCATAACTTACCTCACCATCTTCAGGAGTGACTGCCGTAATCAGGTAGTATTCAGAGCAGAGCATGGTGTGATTCCTTTGACTCTCTTACTATACACTGTTATGAGGTGCTGTGGGGGTTCAGTGGACAGTTCTCCGAGGTGGCACATTCAATTGATCCATTATGATTTGTTGTGGTAGAAAGTTCCAGCAATAGTATGAACTACTGAATGTGATCTTATCATTTGATCTACCATCAGGAGAGTTGAACTTCATTCTCTTATCAAACATCAACAGTTGTAGATCTTTGTCCTTAAACAATTGTTTCGGAGCACTATCATTCAACCAAGTGTTAGTCATAATCAATGCAAATGGTTTGTTGAATGACAATGCACGTTCAAAGAACTTACGCTTGTTTGTGAATGGTGGGTTGGATACAATCACATCCCAATGTACTTCAGGCTCCCAAGTTAGGAAGTCTTGTCCACTATCAAGGTGTGACATTACAATTTGATTAGTCTTACCAATTTGCTGAACAAACTGACTCTCAACCTTATCAAATGGACACCACACAATAGCATCCTTTGGGATATACTTCAGAATAGGTGTGACACCATAGTCTGGAGTGTAGCACTCGTCGTTGTTACCCGACGAGTACATTACTTTGCCACTATCAATTTTACTCACGAATTTTCATTATCATTATTAGTTTTATTTTTAGGATAGTGAATAGCATCCTCTCTCCATTGATCAAACAAATTGTTTTTCTCAGTGGTGCCAATCTTTGGACCTGCCTCCTTCTTCAGTTTAACACAAGTATTATACAATGTGATAATCTTTTCAAGAATCAATACATCTTGAAGTTGTCCAGCAGTTTTATTCTTATATTCTTCAACACTTTCAACAGTGATGTTATCCTCCAAAAAGTGATTAAAACTCTCAGACTTCTTACCTTCACCGACATAAGTATCATCTAAATGATATGCTGCGGCGAGACCGAGAATCATCGAACCATCTAAAGGTCTCAACCACTGACCAGAATTGACGTGCTTTTTACACAATTCAACTGCTTTCTTTGTGTAAGTCATTTTATACTTACCAAGTGCAGTTTTTAATTGTTTATAACCAAATATTTCTTGTCCATTAACATCACCAATACATTGAATATGAACACCAAGACTGATGAGTTGCTGTTCTATCTTCAAAGCACTATCAACACCGGCACGAATATCAGTGCGAAGTTTTTCGATTGCCCCCATATTATTGCGGAGGAAATTAAACTTTTTGAAATACTCTGCTTCTGCTTTCTCACATTGATCAGTAGTAAAGTGAGAGGGATGATTCTGTATTTGACAGGGAATCTTAAAATCTGGATGATCCTTGACATAAACTGCCGCTAAACATGCTGTATGTTGTCCATCAGCGACGAATAAATCTCCGTTCGGTCGTCTGAATACAGAGAGAGGTTTAACTAGAGTTGCATCAAATGCCTTTTGTTTTGCAATGAAATTTAAGTTAATGAGTCGTTGATAACCAGGATCAACCTTAAGATCTTTCAGTGCAATGTAAACAACTGGAAGAAAATCTTCTGAAGTTACTGTTAATCGTGCCCCTGTAATTCCAAACCCTTGTGCTAGGTCGATCAGAGACATCACCTCTGTTTGAGGCGTAGAAAGTTTTGCCATTGTGTTAATGCGATTTTGTTTATTTTGCCTTGCCACACCACGTTTAAGGTTACACAAGGTAAGTTTATTTATAGCACAGATTGTGCTTATTTGTCAATGAGTGATAGTCACATAGTTGATGCCTGCTTTCTTTAGTTCAGCAGTGGAAATAGAAGCACCAATTCTAGGGTCTGCCGCTTTACTATTATACCATGATTTCTCCCATTTGGGCCATAGAACTTGCCAAACTTGCTCGTTAGTAAGTTGAACAGTCTTGACAAATACACCATTCTCATAGTCAATCATTGACCAATGATGAAGAGGATCACGCATAATCTTTTCCCAACAATATTTCTTCTGCTCTTCAAGTGTAGGTTTACGAGTTGTGCCATTGTAGGCAAAACTCATAGATTTTTCAACACCCTTCAAGTTAAGTCCTTTATACTCTGTACCTTTGAACTCTGTAGTTTCATTCTGTTCATTAATACCATCAGAACCACCACCTACTTTGGTAAGTTTATATCCAAGCAAGTTTGCTTGGACAAATTCCATAAAACGATTGTAATTAAATGGATTACCCAGTCCCTTGGATTTAAACCATTTCAAGAGAAAGAATCCAAGATCTTGAATATCAAGATCGGTGCAGTTCTCAATTTTAAGGTCTTGAAATTGACGTGACATAATCAATAAGAATAGGTGGAGAGGTTGCGAGCAGGAACGTGATAACTGTTGTCAACGTTATTCACATCATAGACCCATACTAACTCATCATCAGATGCTTTGTATACATCTACTCCAAAAAAAGGAACAAGTTTGACCATTAGAGCACCCCAATGGTATTCTGTTTCAAAGTCGAGAGTCAGCATAGGTCTGTTGCTTTGACTCTCTTACTATACACTGTTATGGGGTGCTGTGGTGGTTTGGTATACACTTCTTAAACTGTCACCCGTGGTTCTCCATAAACTCATCGAGTGTGTAACCTTCACCAGTTGATGTTTCTTCGATCAGATCTTCCAATGAATAACATTCTAACTTCAGACGATACTCTTCAGGTGTGTCATCATCAGGATCAGGATCATCGTGACAAAGATAGTCCCACTCGTGAACTAATGCATTGATGATTTCTTCATTTGTGTATTTGTTCATGATGTAAGTTTAGAAAGACTGATGACTAACAAGAATGATAGAGCAATGACTACATCCCAAGACTTTGTTCGGATGAAGTATGGAATACTGATGGTGTCAGATATGAGGTTAATGATCACCCCAAGTAATACATTAACGTGCAAGACACAAAAATAGGCAGTGATGACACCAACACTACCTAGCACTCTTGCTTTACTATCAAGTCGCATTAGTCAGTTGAGTACGAATAGTTTCGAGTGAAAATACCGCAGATTTGATGCTAGCAGCAGTCCAACCGTATGCATATGCATAAGAAGGAGCAGGAGAGTCGTCCAGACAGTCCTTCAGGGCGTCTCCATCAGAGTCTACAGGGGAATCACTATCAGTAGCATTCTCGCCCACTTGCAGGGCATCCTGAAGGGACTCGATGACGGAGAGCAGTTGAGTGTCGATCAGCATTTGTTCTGGTGTTGATAGCATCAGTATAGTCTGTGGTCAGAAGTCGTCCAGTTCTGGTGGTACAGTTTCCTCACTGTCCCATAGAATCTCTTGTGATGCCTCTCGTAAGATAGCATCACGGATTGCAGGATCGTCAGCCCAGTTGTCAAAGTTGATTTCGTTCATAATAAGTCAGTTGTGTGTGTTGTTTCCGAGTACAAGTTTTACGTCGTCAAATTGGTGCTTGTATATCACCCGACATACATTTCTTACTGGTTCATCGGGAAATACCTTGGTGCAAATAGTCATACATTCCCCCATTGGATCCACAAATTTTATAAACCCTAACACCCCATCAAATTCTACTTGGGTGCCTACAGGTAACATTGGTTCATCGTTCTGTGTAACTTTGTCTGGTGATTGGTTGATCATGAATGATAAGGAATTCAGTGTCAGGGTATAGTTTGTGAGCAATGTACTGTGCTAGATCTCTATCGGGTGCGATGAGATATGTGTCAACAGTATACACTCCACTAGTGGGATCTGCTTGATCATCTTGCCACGCTTGTTCTAGTTCAACTTTCCATACATGACCAGAGTTTAGATGAGAATCAAAGTCGTGTATAATATCAGCAGTCATAGAATTTGTCGTGCATGTCACTCATTTGCTGTTGTAACTCTTCAATGTAACCATCTTGGATACAAATCAATTCATTTTGATCTTTAATGAGATCTTTCATCTCATCAACCATAGCAGTTTCGGATGGAGTCATAGTAGAAAAGTAAACGGTCTACGTGATTATGTAGTATCACATGAATTCCTCCATATAATAATCTACGGTAACCTCCAGTAGTTTAGCACGTTCTTCGATTGCTGCAACAAATGCAGCATCCAAACTGTCCTCATTGTCAGCATCTTCAAACATTTTGTTCAACTGTGACTGTTTTGACATCATTAAATGTACCATTGTTGTTGATGTAAGAGCTCATCGTATCTGCTACTTTGCGCGACACAATGTGCTCTTGTACGAATTTACCGCTATCAGAGGTGATAGTGATCTTGAACTTGGTGGTCATCGGTGCATCTCTCGATTACTTTGTAATCATAGCGCATCCATATCGCCCCCGTGTCGTGTGGTGGACAGATCATCAACTGTCCTGATTTCTTGCAATGACACCAGTTTATTGTATAGTGGCGCAATCGCACCATATTCTTCCGCAATTCTCAACTCTGCATTGCGCGAGAGATATTGTAATGAGGAAGTGATCATAAACAATTCACTTTTAGTCAGTGTTACTTGAATGGACATGTCCAGGTCTCTCGGTCATTACGGTCAATATACCCTGAATCTGCCATAATGTCAAGGAAATACTCCCAGTACTCCTGTTTTGCTGACATATCTCCGCGCATATCTTTATGCCAAATCTTCATCATACGCCGACAGATCCATACTGATTGTCGTTTGGTTAGTCCCATTAGATTCTTTATTTACTATTTACTCAATGAGTGGTCCCCACGTACCACTATCTCCCTGTTGTCTATTCTCCAGTTTGTCAAATATACTATCCATAGTCTTCATTGCCTCAATCTTACCCATAAGTTCAGCAATACCGCTGCAAATGAATGGTTTCTCTTGTCTCGCAGCATATGCTAATGCATTACGTAGACTTGCTTCTGCATCTTCTAATGAGTCGTTAACTGATTTTGATAGTGCCATTAGTTTTGTTTCTTTAGTGAAAATGATCCGTCTTTGTTGTCAATCCATTCCAATATATCTCCTGGTTGCCAATCCATTTTATCCATCAACTCATCGGGAAATGTGAGCACACCCTCTTCATCAACAGGAACAATGTATCTATTTTTATCAGGAGTAGTCCAGAATTCTGCAATGGCATCTTTCATATTAGATCCAGTATGGTTTACGTTGTGGCATACGAAGGTAATTGTTTTTTACCCACGGTTTAGATGCAATGTACATTTTATATGCTGTAAATGTATCTATACTATCGTCAAACTTAAACTCGTCAGGCATTGCTCTGACGAATGGAGTGACACTATTCACACTGCCCTTTGGAAAGAGATAATATGCGTGAACTAGGGTATTATAACATGAATGTTGCTTATCGTATCGTAATGTGTACTCATCACATAGATTCATACCGTGCTTGATCAACCACCACGCATTGTCGATGGTTTCTCTTGCCCATATAGTACAAGGATGATTCCTGAATGCTCCCTTATCTGTTTTGTATGGTGTACCATCTATTTTGGGTAGAGTGCCATAACCGTGACCCCACTTGTCTGATGCTACGATAGCAAGCATTTGACAGCATTCTAACGGCATCTTGACAATGTGCTTGTCAGGTAGACATATGGCACTCTCTGCTGGATACTCATTGGTGACAAAGATGTTCATATCACATACGCTCACATACTCTACAGTTTAACACCCATAGTAGCACTACCAACCACTCTCGTATACAAATGTAATGTTCCCTCTTGCTCACACTTAAGATGCCAGCGTGTCATAAGAATGACACCATCTTTAGTAGCACCAGTTATCATCCGACGACCTTCCTTCGTCATCGTAGAATACAATCCATACCTAGTTTCCCAGACATAAAAACATTCATCGATGAATTCTGCACCTTCAGGTACAATAACCTCTGTTACTTCTTCAGTCACTTGCTCTCCATTGAGTTGGTGTTGGTGTGTGTTGATGATTAAACTCTTCCTTGCGTCGAACATTTAAATATTCTAACACTTCTTCTCTCCACTCCATCAGTTCATGATAACATTCCTGATTGTGAGCACAGTCACGTAGATTGTGATCTGCTTTGAGTACACTCTCGTAGAATAATCCAAGAGCATCTATTCGCTTTTGTTCTTTACTCATCGAATACCTTACACATAGGTGAACCAGGGTGATCATCACAGAACTTATCTAACACCTTATCTTGGTGCCTTGACTGTGGATCAGCAATCTTACCTTCTGTCTTTGGATCCCACTCATCAGGTGAATGTGATTCATTAGCGTGGAAGTCTACCTTGTATTCATTCCACTTATCATTAGGATCATAGAGTGGATCTTGTGGGTCGCGTTGACGTGGTGATGACATTATGCTTGCTCCTTGTTGAATAGTTTACGACACTTTTTAACTTCTTTGAGTTCATCCTTGATCATTTGATAAGCATCTTCGGGAGTGATACGTCTTGACATTTCCATGGCAATAGTATATTCAACTCTTGTACCGAAGTGTTTGAGTGCTTCCTCAAATGAATTTAGTTCTTCATACATTATATCAGTCGGTAACGTGGATAGCAGGCAATCCTTTGACGAAAATAGTATCCACCAAATTCTGCAACCGCTTAATAGTATTTACACCGTAGTTTTTGAACACAGGTACAGTTACGAAACCTGTAGTCTTACGATACATCTGACACGCACCAGGTGTAAGTTTGCCTGTTGCCATATCAGCAGCATCATCACGATTAACACGGATGACACGACCGATAGTCTGTGCCATCTCAATCACATTCAGATTACGAAGGAAGATAGTCTGGGTGAGACCGTGGACGTTGATACCTTCAGACAGAATAGAATAGTGGAAGATGATAAACTTCTTGTTAGGGTCACGACCCCACTGATCAAACTGGTGAAAGAACTGCTCACGGTTGACCTTGAGTGTGTTGACATAAGCACCATACTTGCTGGTGATATGCATCACTTCAAACCCACGATCCTTACACTGATCGATGATATCAGTCTTGGTGAGAAGATTATACATGATACGACTGTTAGGTGCTGCCACAAGGATCTTGTGTGCTGTTGTATCGTTCAGTTTATCAAGTATACCCACCAGAGTCTCACGGTCGCCCTCACACGCCTGTACGCCCTTCTGACGCTCGAAGTCAACCTCGTAGGCATCAACAGTAGGAGGAAGGATAGAACCGTTGTTAATCAGTTCAGGAGCAGGACACTGTTCAATGATGTCACCGAACACCACATAGTTGTTCATACCATTAGCATATGGAGAACGTGTATGCTTTGGTGTTGCAGTGAAATAGTAATAACGCTTGGCGTTGCAGTTACCTACTTCCTGAAAGAAGTTCTTCTTGGTAGCATTGTGTGCTTCATCAAAGTATGCTACATCAAACTCAATACCTGCCTCATTGAGACGACGCAAGGAGTTATATGTAGTGAAGAAGATACGATGTGCTTGCATAGCAGCACACATATCATCAAAGAGACCGATACGATCTACCTTGGTAGTATGAAAGTGTACAGTCTCGCCACTGTGAATGTGAGCAGGAACTACATCAGGACGATTGATACCAGCATCAGCAAAAAACTCCTCACACAGTTGTGTAGCGAGGAGAATGCGCGGAGCAACAACAGCAATAGTCATAGGACGCTCTGCATTAGCAAAGCGATCCGCAAGATCTTTAATCATAATCATAGTCTTACCACCGCCAGTAGGGACAATGATCTGCCCGAACTTGTTACGCTGCATAGCAGCGAGAGCGCGGGTCTGGTGGGGACGGAGTTGCATGCTGTATGTCTGATATGAATACAGTATGACATAAAAAAAGCACCCCGTCAAGGGTGCTGTGACAGTTTGCTGACTGTCTCAATTCAATCTATTGCCATCTGCATCAAAACGTAAGATCCAACTGGTAGTTTCATCAAGTTTAACAAAGTTAGAGTACTTCACTACGTGCAAAATAACATCAACCAGCTCTGTACCCCTGAATATATGTTCCACTTGCAAGTTAAGTTCTTTGGTATCATCATATACTGGTTCCAATGAGTCAATGACAGCAATTTGATCATCAGTAAGAAGATCCCAGTTTTTATAACCAGTAATATGTCTACCAGAGAATTCTCTGTTTGAATGTCTCCTCTTGTTGAGTGGGTTACTCAAAGAAGATGGGTTTCTATGAAATTCTTCTTTAGTAACCTCTGTGATATATGTTGGATAAGAGAATCCGGAGTATACAGATACCTCTTCGTTTGATCTGAACGTCAACACTCCTGTTACGTAGTTTGGTACAATATAAGAATACTTAACAAGTTTTGATAGTAATGGATTATTATATGATGACACATCATAATTCTTACTTTGGATTCTCAATCCTGTAATGTCTCCATAAACATTATGATCAGCACCTACAAATGCAGTATTAGGTCTATGTTCATCCATAATAACTGCATCCATTCTATCATATAGTTCACTCTCTTCTAGAGATGATGTCTTAATTTTGAAATCTTTCCAAAATTGTGACAATGTACTATATTTCAGCATAACCATACTCGTGTATGATGTTATCTCATCACCAACAGAATATGCCCCAAGATGTTTATCCTCATCATGAGGTGGTTGTACCTCTACAAAAGGATATTGGTATTGAAATATTCTATTAAGAGAATTCCTCACACCCGCTGATATTACAGGTTTATACTGACTATCAACTAATGGTGTGAATAACCACGGCATTATAGAGTAATCATCTAAACGATCACCACTAATTAAACTGTACCTTTCGTGTACTTGATAGTTATCAGAGAATATCATTCGTTATCCATGATAACTTGACCTTCATCATTATATAATGCATAGAAGATATAACGCTCTTTAGATGTACCCTCTTGCGATGCAGGGAAGTTATCAGTGAGAAACTTTTCTGCTTCTAAAATAGATTCCATTTCCACAACTAGATACTCACTATCTTTGAAAAGAGTAGTAAAATCTAAAGGAAGCATACTTGCATATAATTCAATAGACGAGTTAATAGCATCTACATCAGTGCTATTGTTCCATCCATATACTCGAAAGAAAATTAGAGGTTTACCTGCTAATGCAGCGTATCTACCAATAAATGTCTGCAAGTCATAAATTTGATATTCTGTGTTATTCATTCTTTGTTAGTTTCCAGGCTACAGTAATACGAAGATCATTGAATAAACTTGTGGTTGGTGCTGCGGAATGATATACAACACCAGGAAATAGTATTCCCCTATTAGGTTGAAACATTACGGTACGAAGTTCGGTGTCGTTAGTGTAAAACTGTGTTCCACCACCCCATTCATTTGCCCATTGTGCATTTGCATATAATAGTAATGTTCTTCCCTGCTCATCATAACAGTCTTGATGATAGATGCCATCTAAACCATAAGTATGACCGTTGGCATAAACATGTTCAAGAGTAAAAGACTGTTGAGTCTTTTCCTGTATCTTATTTAGAAGATAATCAGTGAAGAATGGGTCATCACTCAAATCCCTCTTCCAAAACTTACTGCATAAATCATAGTTAGGGTCAGTATGATGATATGAAGTGTGTCCATACTCCCATTTAGGTTCTTGTAATGTAGTGATAATCTTGACAAATGTCTCGTCATCAAACACATTATCATATATTGTCAGGTTATCACTCAACAGATCATTAACGGCTTTCATATTGTCTAATCAAATTTAATCTCATTTGTTCTAATTCTACCAAGTATGGACTATCAGAAGGCATACTATACATCACATGAGAGTAGTCTATGAGATGAGAACGCATAAAACTGTCTTGTATATCAGATTCCAACCATCCAACAATTACTTTCCTATCTCCTTTGGTGACAGGGTTAATTTTATGCAATGCTCCCGTATTGTATATGATAACCGTTCCTGCCTTTGGTTTATGTGATGTCTCTATATTACCTACTTTGATTACTAGTTCACCTCCTTCGTAGTCATCATTCAAGAAGATAGTCATACTCATATCAGCATTTACACCACCACAAGGATGAGAATCCATATGCCAATTATAAAAATGTCCCTGTTTATACCATAGAAAGTATAACTGGGACATTTGCTTGATTGAATATAATGTAGTGAAGTGATCTTTCTTCTTTATTTCAGACCACACACCTTCATTTAATCTATTATAAGGATCAGTCCACTTCATCATCAAATTCTGTTTTACAGATGAATCAGGATTACTGATACTGCCACATTGAAAGTTCTTATCTTTATAATGTGATGTAATATATTCTACAATGTCTTGAGACAGTAGATCACTCTGCCATATCATTTAAATCCTCTGCAGTGTAAATTTTATTGTAATCAACTCCACCTTCAACAAAATCCTCAAGTTTCAATAGTTTCATCATTTCTTTAACAGCAGTGGAAACTACTCTTTCTGATTTAACATAGTCTTGACGCATTGCAATAATGTGAGAAAGTCTTGATTCAACCAAATCTCTTGATGAATCAGTATCTCTTTCAACCCATTGGGTGTCAGTTCCCAAGTATTCTACCACATTTCCATCAACATCTACACCATCAGGATATAAATCTTTAAAGTTTTTGGGATCAATAGGCCATTTTAAAGACCTAACAGCTTTAAAAAATTCTAACGGAGTTGCATATTCTGCAACAGGTTTGATTCCCAGTGCTCTAATTGTCTGACGATATAAAATCCACCTGTCTTTCTCTCCAGCATAAGTATCAACAACATCAGGAAGAATACGCCAATCAGTTGATGTCAAAATAGCATTTCTTTCTTGCAATCTTTTTAGGTAAGTTTTATCAAAGAATAAAATACTATCATCAACTTTGGTTACATACTTATTGATTTTAATCTCTTTGACTACTTTATTAGCGTCAAGAAAAGTGAGAACCTTATCCTGTAAATCAGAAACCTGTTCAGTAGTATATCCACTGAAAGTGTATGTAGTATACACTTTTCTATCATTTACAAAATCAAACTTTTGCTTTTTCCTTTGACAAAATAAACTACCATCAGAAAAGAATGACAGTGTTTGTAGTTGATCAGTCTCTGTATGCCAAAAAGGATCTAGATTCTCCAAGAATCTAACCATTACATCTTTTTCAAATTTCTCGGTAGAAAGTACCTTACGACCATCATTTAATAGAAAAGTTTTATTAGCATCGATAACAATTAAATTGAGGAAATCGACTTCCAAAATAGAATCCCTATTTACGTATTCAGCCATTTGTTTTCCCCGATTTAATGTACCAACCTGTTACTATGTATTTATTATTCTCACCCATAACTAAATTACCTTTATGTACGTGAGTCATTCCTGCAGGAAACATAACTACTGTACCTGCAGTAGGTTTGAGTCTACGCAATTGATACTGAAACTCTGTTTCTCCACCATCTTCTACATCATTCAGATAAATCATCCACGTAACTTCTCGTTGGGCGTGTCCAACATCTCCATTTTCATAATGCCATAGATGATATCCACCACCTGGTGGTGTACGTTGAAATTTAATATCAGTTGATGTCAACCCAACATGCGATAATTGAGAATATTGTTGAACATAATGAAGAGCAGTTGACTTTAAAAATTGATTAATTTGTGACGCCCACTGATCACTGTGATAGTTCAACATAAATGATCTATCATGGCGTCGATGTCTTCCATTGTACATCGAACCACCGTCCATAATATCTTCAGTACCAATACCAATACTATGTCCTACAACATCATCTAAAACATCATTACCATATTTAATAAGTTGGTCACAAAATGCTTTAGGAACAAAATTTCTCCAAATACCAATAAAATCATTGAATTCAAAGTCAGTCAGATTCACATCTGACATTAATTCTATTGGTCGGTAAGGTGCAAGTGCTTTTGTTGTCATATTTTAGAATGCTTTAATAATATATTTTGCTTTATGAAACTCTGGTGCTAGGGGAACTGTTCTAGTAGGAGAGAATACTACATCAGGAATAGGTTTCTTGATACTAGTATTTAGAGTGAATGTTCCAGGGTTCAACTCCATACCAACGTCTGCTTGAGTAAATGTGAGGTTGAGAGATTCTTGCGCTGACCCCAATCCTACTTTCCCATTACCAACACCTGACTGATTTCCATATGAATAATCTGTATCTAAATCAGTTACTGCTTGTGTTGTAATAAAATGAGAATGTGTTTCAGTAATAGAATTATTATCCCCGTCAACAATAGGAGGAACATATGAATCAACTCTTACAAATGTTTGGTCTGTATCAATAACAGCACTTACATTTCTAGCTCCCTGACCAGCAGTACCTCCAACATCATAGAATGTACCTTGAATCCCAACGTTCGTGAGATAAGAATCAGAAACACCAGAATATGGTGAAGGCCACCAAGTATTTGCTGTAATTTGAAGTGAACGTCGTGCTGCTGAATCGTTTGGATCTGTAGTTGATGGACTAATACTCTGAATCAACGTCGTTACTAAAGACTCTAAAGTTGCAGTACCAGAAATATCATCCCATTCTCTTTCAAATTGAGCACCAGAATAATTGTCTAATCGTGCTAACCAAGCTTGAACAATTGGGTTAGGATTAGATGATAACTGGTTATCACCAGCATCTACGAATATTGGTGCTGTCGATTGTCCTAAACCAGCAGATACATTATGCATGTTTAATATAGATGATCCGCGTGTGCCCCATTCAATAAGAGGATCACCAGTTAAACCATCAGGAACTGCAGCAACATATAAGTGAGTATGAGCAGGAACATTAACCGCAGTATCTAATAATGGTCCAACTTGAGCAGTTACACTACCACTAGAAGCAATTGTAAATTCAACATCTTGTACAATATCAGAATCAAATACAGTTTTTACGGTTCCTAAAGAAAAGAAATTACTTTGGATTCCTGTTGTATCTGTAGTATCATCAGATACAATGATTTCATATGGATTGTCACCTGCAACGTCTACATCGTCAACATACCACCAACCACCAAGTCCACCTGGTTCGTATACACTAGCACCACCACTAACAGGAACTTGTGCTGATGATGCTTTGTTTCCATTAACAACGCCAGTTCCTACAAGTTTTCTATTTCTATAGTCTGGTAACTGGAAACTATTACCAGATCCACCATAATCATAACCAATGACATCAAATAAGAATGGATAATCATCTTTATCTAATATTTGTCCAGAACATTCAAAATACCCAGGATATCTTGATGTTATGCTTCCGTCCAGTACACCATAAGAACCATTTGGTTGCTTGAGAATAGCAACAATAGTACCGATAGCATGACCATCTTCTTTACTTTCGATAACCATAGGATTAGCTACTGTAGCTACTGGGATAGTAGCGTCTCCATTACCACTACCTGTAATAGTTATAACTTCGGAACCAGTATATCCAGAACCCCCATTAGCAATAGCAACACTAATAATATTACCAGATCCATCAGCATCAATGTTAACTGTTAATCCAGTTCCAGAACCACTAGAAGAAGTAGACACTCTAGTTGTATTCCCCGTAGTATATCCAGTACCAGCAGCAGTGATAGGTCCAAGACTCTCGACTAAACCTTCAAGAAGCAATGAACCTTTCTTACTATACCACGAACCTTTTATTTCTGGTGGAGGTGGTGCAACAGAATAGTTACTTACCTTCCAAGTAAATTGATTTGGCGTTCCTGTACCTACAGTTACCGTTGTTTCTTTTTGTCCAGCAATGACTTGACCACCGGCATCTAAAGTAAATAAATTACCATCTGAAGTAATAAAGACACGGAACGAACTATGAATAGTAGGATCAAATGTAACTGGACCTGCTACTGGAGTAGCAAAGTCGATAGAAATAGTAGCACCATTTGTTGCATTGATAGTGATTGGTCTATTAATACCAGTCACTGCAATAATACTACTTAATACCTCTGTACCGGGAACTTGATTAGTGAGATTGTTGGGAATTGGATAATCTGCATCAGTATCTGGTCCTGAATTAGTAGTAATACTCCAAGGATTAAGAACTCTCTGACCGACTTTAATAGTAGTTGATACTACTGATGGCGTTAGAGCAGTTGAAAATGTTTCTGAAGACTTATTGTATAGTACAATCCTATCTCCATTGTTTACTTTTGTTGGGAACAATCCAACAGAACTCTCACCTCCCTCTGCATACTGAATCTTAATTCTTGGTTCATCTCCACCAGAATCATTAGAAGAAGTACTGCTTACCAATACAACATCAACTTCTACATTTGTACCTAATTCGCTAATGCCTCCTGGAGGATCATTAGGATCTGGTGCTGGATCAGAAGCAATTAATGCACCTTCTAATACATCAATTTGATTAACAAAACTGAAATCTTTTGGCGTAGTTGATGGGAAATTACCGTTAGTTACAGTCCAGATAGATCCACTTGACTCATCACCAATAGATAGCGGATTTGATGATACAGCACCTGCAGTATTTTCAGTTATAACATACAATTGTAAATATTGACCGTTATTAATTGTTGGTGCAGGATTGTTAGTTACTAATTCAAAAACCGTATTATCTAAAATTTCATATCCATTACCATCAGTGAAAAATGTATTATTATCAGATACACCCACATATAAATTATTGTTCGTTGATGAAATTATTGCAGTATCATTTAATCCTTGGACCTGCAAAATATTACTATAAACAGCAGTAGCTAATGGTTGATTAAAAAGATCATCGAAGTCTGGAAATGGTACAGGAATGTTAGGAGGAACTACCTTTGTATTAATTACCCAACGTTCTGTTCTCGTACCAATTGTTACATCAATGTAAGTTAATAATCCGGGAATAGGATTAGATAATAACTTGATTTGAATTTCATCTGTATTTTCTACAGTAAGTGATCCTGGAGTAGGAAGCACCCAATTACCAAAAACTGTTTCTCCATCAGATACTTTCTTAACTCTGATAGCGAAGTTACTAACATTTGCAACTAATGAACCGGTAACCGCAACACTTGCTTCAGTAGATGTAGTTAATCCAGTTACAGTAACAATATCTTCTCCAGGTCTACTTCCATCTGCATAGACATACATGACACCAGTATCTGCGTCATTAAGAGTCTTAAACGGATATGGATCAGGAGCAAAATCTTCTGGGATCGTAGTGATATACCAGGTTGTCTCCTGTTCACCAATTAAAATCCTTACCGAGGATGTAGTGTTCCACTGCGAAGGCGCTTTAAATTTAAAGCGAACGGTTTGTCCTTCGCTGACAAATACTGGTGATGTAGAATAAGAATATGTCATGGACTAAAGTTACTGCTTTCCACTTGATGGATTATCCTAATCTTATTTAGGGGTGACGGTTTATATGTTCTCCACGTCAACCCATACACCATCATTATCAATCTGTACCTGAATAGGAGAATCTGACTTGATTTCTACAGGAATATCAATATCAGTAACTAATAGTTCTTCTGTTGTTAACTGTATGTCAGGAGTTATTACAGGTGCCTGATCTTTAATTAACTCATCTGATTCTGGCACAATGATAGAATCGGGTAGTCTATCTATTATAGTAGGAACTATTTCAACATCTTCAGATGTTAATGAGGCAACTCCCTCCGCAAGTAATTTGTACTCAATTCTAGCAGGTCCACGATTATCCCATGCAGGAGTATGTGTAATACTACCACTTGACTCATCACCTGTTGGTAATACTACATCAGCACCTATAGTTTCTACACCATCTAACGAGTAGTAATATGGTACTATCTTTAGTGATACCGTAGCATTAATTGATGTATACCCCAACTCTAAACTATTGCCATAACTAACATTTAAAGGAACTGTTAAATCAATAACAGGTGGTTGTAATACTGTTAATGTAATCTCATCACTATCAACCCCACCCAAACCAGATGCAGTTGCAGTGTAAGTTGTAGTTACAGTAGGAGATACTACTTGGAATGAAGATAAATTAGTAGAACCGATTCCGGGTTGGATAGTATTTGTACTTGCATCTCCAGTTGTTGACCACCTCAATACTGTAGATTGCCCTAACGTTATTGTACTATCATCTAAAGATAATGTTACAACAGGAGGAATGTAAACTATTAAAGTTTTTGTAATTGCGCGGGTTCCTCCTAATCCATTAGCAGTTAATACATATGATGTTGTACCTGCTGGAGAAACTGCTCTAGATCCTGATGTACCTACTGCTCCAAATTGATTAATAACTCTATAATAACTATTAGATGTACTCCAAGAAATTGTCGATGTTTCTCCTCGGATAATAGTTAATGGACTAACTGATAATACTACGGATGGCGGAGTAAAATAACATGTACCATTATCTACCGTTGCGCTAGGATTATAGTTTGCTGCTTGTGGATTAGTACAACCAGGGACAGGTGGAGGAGGACAACTAGACCCGGTTCTTAAATTTGTATGCCTTCCGTATCTGTTAACATTACCCAATTCACCACTAGATATTCCCCCGGATCTGACCATTGCGTAGATACTGCTAAAACCACCCCTAGTAGGGTGATATACCCACGTACCCAAATATCCTTCTACACCACCAACTTCTCCATATCTACCAAACAATGATCTGTATGCATTTGTAATTGCATTGCGAACGTAGTCGTTTCCTCCTGGCGGACTAGGATCACTGCTATATCCCTGCGGCCACCATAGAGTTCCACGGTCACAAATATATGGATTTCCGTAACGATTGTAACTACTACTTCTATAAGGCATTAAGTGATCTCCTCCACATTTAAATACACACCACTATTATCAATTTCCACTTGAATAGGAGCATCTGCTTTGATTGCTACTGGTATATCAATATCATCAACGACGAGTTGTTCTGTAGTGACTTCAATATCTGGTGAAATGATAGGAGTTTCATTTTTAATCTTGTCTTCGGACTCCGGTACTATAATACCAGCTGGCATTTGATCAATATCAATATTGACAGTAGCAATATCAGAATCTGATAAATCACCGGCACCAACTGCATATAAAGTGTATATGATAGATACTGGTCCTCTATTATGATAAGGAACATTATGAGTATATGTACTATTAGCAGACGCAGATGCTCCTAAACTAATAATCTCGGAGGTAATATTACCATCCAAATCTGTCATTGCAATCTGCAATTCATATGCAATCGTAGCTCTTACTTGTTCATGCTGTAATGTTATTGATTGTCCATAAAGAACAGATATTGGTCCAGATATGCTAACTTCTGGTGGTGGTATTACAACTAATGTAATCTGATCGGTATCAGTTCCACCTAAACCAGATGCAGTTGCAGTGTAAGTTGTAGTTACAGTAGGAGATACTACTTGGAATGAAGACAAATTACTACTACCAATTCCAGGTTGAATATCATTTGTACTTGCATCTCCAGTTGTTGACCACCTCAATACTGTAGATTGTCCTAATGTTATCTCCGCGTCATCCAACAATAATGTTACGATAGGAGGAATGTAAACTATTAGAGTTTTAGTACTGCTGTTGCTAGTGTAACCATAGTAACCTGCACTTATCGTATATGTTGTATCATCAGCTGGAGATACTACTGTAGAACCACTAGCAGCAATAGCGCCGACACTACTTAACGATCTACTAGTGGCATTACTAATACTCCAAGATAATGTAGAATTTTGTCCTCGTATAATAGCTGGTGGTGCTATCGAGAAACTGATACTGGGAGTAGGATATGAACATCCACTATTAACATTAGCACTTGGATTATAATTAGATGCTAAAGGATCCATACACCCATAGACATTATACGTACATCCCGTACTGTATTGATTTGCATATGGATTATAGTTATTAGCACTAGAGTCTTTACAACCATATACAAATACAGGAGAATACCACGCAACACCTTTAGCTGAGTATCCCCCGCCAGCAGAACTACTAGTCGAATACCTATGATCTACAAGTGCAGAATTATAAGATTTATAAACTGGTACACGATATTGTCCAGGACTAGTATATGCATGACCAATAATACCTTCAAAAACATAACCAGCAGGAGTGCTGCTATTAGTTTTGTAAAAGTGATTATATTGAGTTGGATTCCAAAATCTGTATACAGGTGAAACACTCCCAACTACTCCAGCAACACCGCTAGACATAAAAAGATTCCAAACACCATATCCTGCAGGACTATATGCACTGATTGATTCGCCGCCAGAGTTTGAAGTATAGAAAGTATCTACTCTAATATAACCAGGATTGAAAAAACCGTAAAAAGAATCGAATGTATGTAGACTACCTGAAGTTCCCATATTTAAATCTCCCTAATATCTACGTATACACCACTATCATCAATTTCTACCTGAATAGGAGAATCAGCTTTTATTTCTACTGGTATATCTATACCATCAACAAGAATTTTATCTGTCGTAAGTGTTATATCAGGACTTATTACAGGAGTTTGATCTATAAATTTCTCATCAGATTCAGGAACAATCATGGCATCAGGGGTTCTGTCAATAACAACATTTACCGTCTTAATATCTTCATCTGTTAATGATCCAACCCCTATACCATATAATTTGTATTCTATACGAACAGGTCCAATAGTATTGTATGCTGGACTATGAGTTGTATCACGGTCAACTATCGTCGCAATTGGAAGCTGCTCTACAAGAATGTAATTACTAAATGAACCATCAGCATAGTAATACTTAACTAAAAGTTGTAGGGAAACACCAGAATTAACAGAATATGATGATAAATTAATATCATCACCATAATTAACAGAAAATGGTGCTGTTAATGTTACTACAGGTGGTGTAACCACAGTAACAGTAACTTGATCAGAACCTTGACCTGCTAATGGATGAGAAGCAGTTAATGTATATGTTGTAGTTTGTGTTGGAGTTACCTGAATAGGTGTTGAATTAATATTGACACTACCAATGCCGGGAGTTAATTGTGCAGTGGAAGCATCTCCAGTAATACTGTATATTAAATTAATAGACTCCCCTTGTATGATTACATTGTCAGATCTATCTGTCGAAAGATTTACAGTAGGAGGAATAAGTACGTCTACACTCCGTGATTGAGATCGAGTACCACCAGGACCAGATGCGGTTAGTGTATATGTTCTATCATTAGGAGGACTAATTGATACAGTTTGTGATACCGGACGATTACCAGGAAAGTCTGTTAGTGAGACAGATGTTGCATTACCAGCAATATTATAAGATAAAGTTGCATTAGATCCGCGAACAAATTGATTGGGTGTTATTGTAAAAAATTGAATGTCTGGTGGAGCGTAGCTAAATGATGCTGTGAAAAATCCATTACCATAATTTGAATACCCACTATTATAAGTCCAGTTATAATATTGGGTATTACTATACCATCCAGAGTTGCCCCCAATGCCAGCATATCCGTTATACGTAGTTGCACCACCTAACCCACCAGCACCGCCAGTAGACATTCCTCCTCCTCCACCACCACGGTGACCAGCAGGAGCATTTCCACCATTCCTCGCACTTATTGAACCGGTTGTAGATCCACCACCAATACCACGACCAGCAGAATAGTATCCACTATAACCGGTGTTATTATCCATTCTACCAGCACCGCCACCACCACCAACAATGACAGTATATCTGTTTAATCCACTATCATAAACACCAGAAGCGCCACCACCACCGCCACCAGAACGGTGACCATTACCACCACTTGCTAATGGAGAATAACCACCAGATCCACCAGGGTTAGCTGGTCCATATCCTTTAGAACCTTGTCCACCAATATAAAAAGTTAAAACATAGTCATAACTACGAGTAAGTAATCTAAAATTACCAGCTCTACCAAATCCACCATTAGAAAAATTCCACCCACCTGATGATTGCGAACCTCCACCGGACGCAGCACCTACACTGAATATTACATTTGTAGAAAATTTTGGTACAGTGACTCGATGCGTACCTGGTTGTCGTGATGAAAAATTAGGCATTATATTTCCCTAATGTTCTGCCAAACGTTATCATTATCAATTTCCACTTGAATAGGAGAATCTGCTTTGATCTCCACTGGTATATCTATATCAGTAACGATAAGTTGATCTGTAGTAACTTCTACATCAGGAGTTATTACGGGTTCCTCATCTTTAAATGCGTCATCAGTTTCAGGTACTTGAATAGCATCAGGAGTTGTATCAATTATAATAGGAATTTCAATGCTATCACTTTCTTCTAATGTTCCAAACCCATCTACAAGAAATGTAAGTCTTACTTTAAATGGTCCATAATCAGTATATGCAACAGGTATTGTATGTCCAAATACAGTTACTTCATCACCAATAGTGTCAGGTATTGCTACTGAAGGTTTAAACTCATTAGTTCCATCAGTATATAAGTATTCAGCAATGTAACTAATACCTCCATCAGAATTAGTAGCACTAACAGTTACTTGAATATCTTCATTGTATAATATGTTAATGGGTCCACTCACACTAATAGTCGGTGGTTCTAGTACATAAACTAATACCTCCGCAGAACCTGTTCCTCCTAAACCAGAAGCAGTAATAGTATATAATGTATCTACAGTAGGAGATATTGTTGCGAAACTATTCAGATTAGAACCCCCAATACCAGGAGTAATATTCACATTATCAACGTCACCAGTCACAGTCCAACGCAATATAGTGCTGTTCCCTTGCACTATCGTAGCATCAGTAGCATCTACACTAAAAGTTATTTGTGGCGGTATGTATACAGTAACTGTAACAGTAGAAGATCTAGTGTATGCAGGATTTGTTGTAGTTAATCTGAATTCACTGGTTTCTGTAGGAGCAACAGTCAAATTACCAGATCTATTTACCTGTCCGAGTGATTCAACAACAGCACCATTACGCATTCTTTCTAATACTTCTGATGTAGACTCACCACCACCAGTTGTCCATGTTAAACACGATCGAGAATTATTCCCATCAGTTCCATTTAATCTATACGCAGTGGGATTAGCACTGATTGATGGTGTTGGAGGATCGTATGTACAAATAGTGGCATATACCGATCCAGAATATCCATATCTACAACTACCACTGCCACCTTGCTGACCGCCTTGACCTACAATAGCATAAACATTTTGTCCAGGTTGCGCCCCAGAACTACCTCTATATTTTACACAGCACGATGCACCTCCACCACCTCCGCCATAACTTGAGCCACCACCTCTCCACTGACCCGATCCGCCCTGTCCAGTGCTTCCATATCCTGATGCAGCTCTATTCCATGGACCACCACCGTATCTACCGCTAGATCCATATCTCCAGTTACCATATCCACCGCTGCCTCCACTATAAAAACTACCAGGACCACCACCATAAGAGATAGTTCCACCAGCACAACTATATCCTCCGGACTGTGGTGTTTTACCAAAGTAAGGATTTCCGGGTATATTAGGACGTGCTCCGCCGCCACCACCACCTACAGTAATCCAACTAACATATTTTACACAAGTTGATATATTAATATTACTACTATATGATCGATATACGTTGAAGGATGCCATACCGTTAAAATTTAATTACGTAATGAACTAAAATAAAAGGAGTAACTACTTGATTTAATACATTTAAATTTTCTATATCTACATCGACGGTTGATGTCATCTCATCTAATGGAACATCGACGTTTGGATAACTGTATGTAAAATTACTGGTATAAACATATGGTCTTGTAATAGTATGATCGTGTCCAGGATCACCAGAAATGATATTGCTAGTTGTTTCTTCTAAACTATTTCCCCCAGAAGCATTTGCGGTATTAGCGCGTGGTCCTTTACCATCACCTCCAATCGCATGTTGTGCAGAATGATTCAAAACAGTAAAACCAGTATCACCAGCAACATTATGATAATGTCCTTGAAACTCTTCTATTGATAGAGAATATACACTAGTGTCTTTCGGTACAATAAATTTTGGAGTACCATTAAAATTAGCAATGTCAGATCCAATTACCATATTTCCGATGTAACTAACCGATGCTGACTCACCAATATTTGAGATAGGATCAACTTCAACACCAACTTTACTAATACCAGGGTCATCCTCTACTGTTGTAGAAAAATATTCCCCAGATCCTCTACTACCAATAATTACTTTTGATCCTAAATCAGGAAGTTGGAACTGTCCCAAATCATTAGTTTCGGTATCTGCATTTCTTAAATTGACATTTTCTTTCTTAAATCTTGATTCATCTCCCACACCAAGAATCTGCGACAACAGTAAAAAATCTTTTGCATTTTTAATTGTACCGTCACATTTTAAGAATCCTGCTGGCATACTCTCTTTAAATACTGCAGTGGTTGGATCATTATTAAATCCTAATCCAGATACAGTATGCATCTGAATGGTTCCAGGAATACCACCCCAATGGGATTTATTATGAGCGTAGTTATTTCTTTTTACCATTTTAGTATGCTCTGATAATGTATATCGACGTGACTCTTGGTTGCTGAATATTAAAATCAATTTGCAACGCTTTTTGATTTACTGTGTTATCTAGTGTGACATTTGGCATAGTAACCGACGCAGTAAGATTACTTTGTGGTCTCATCCTACTACCATCAAAAACAACTTCAAACTCATCGTGAGTGTGTGAAAATATTTTATCATTAGCAGTTTCACTAGTAAAGTTAAGTCCAGGATTACTTACTAATGTATCACCAACAACAGTATCGCTTAAAGTATAATGGTTTTTAAATCCTTCAGGAATACTAACAGTATTTCCACCAACACCGAAAGGTACACTATCTGCAATATATTTTCCAGTACTTTTAGCAGGAGTTGTTAAAAATCTCCTACTTAATGGCGATCTCGTGGCATATGCAGGTTTCATGTTAATCGGAGGTTGCTCTGATGCTGCTTTAGAAACAATTTTGCCGGGTGAACCCTGACCAAATCCGGTTGGAATATTGGCATCATTTGGCCATTCTAAAGTATAAGTATCTGTTATGCCAGCAGTAGGACTACCACCAGGAGATGATAACCTACCTGCTACAATACCACCATAAAGATCTGATGTCTCTCCACCACGGGTAGCGGAAATATTACTACCTGATCCGTCAGATGAGTTTGCGGCTGGGGAGTCATTTGCCCATCCAAAGTCGGTTGATGTCCAACCAAAATAAACATCTACACCACCCTGCTCATCAGCAGAAAGATCAGTGAAATCGCCATCATTATCGATACCATGAGCAAAGAGAGTATAATAGATCGGATCATAAGGAACTACCCCCTTTCCTGGTTTACCAGGATTATTATTATTAATTGTTTCTAATGACCCTGGATGATTATGTCTTTTAATATGTTTTCTACCTAATCTTCTGGGTCCAAGATAGAGAGTTTTAATCCCTTCACCTGGAATTAATGTATTTCCTCGAATTTTACCTACATATCCAGTTCTATCGTCATTGTTAATACTAAAAACTAAATCAACAAATACATCTGTAAAAATAGTAGTTACCCCAGAATCTTCATTTGTTCCAATAATTGGATCCATCACTGTTAATGCTTTTGGATCTAAATCCGCAGCACGACCAGTACCACCAGCAGCAGTAGTTGCAAAATACGTTGATTCAATATCCATCAATGTTTTACCATTGAGGTTAGGCATTTTAATGCTACCCAAATAACCAGGAAAATTACCATCAAAATCACTACTACCGGCATTATAAGTATCTCCAATTGCCTGTGCTAACAAAGGAAAATCAGAAGCTGATAAAGTTTGTCCGTCACAAATAATCCACCCCGAAGGGATTGATGTCAATCCCCCAGTCCAAGGCAATATGGTGCCAATAACGGCACCTTTTGCAGTTTTAGTTTCTTGATAGAAAGGCATGTGTTTATACTTCGATTAAATACCAACCAGATTTGGAGGTTGAAACAGCAGAGTTGCCATCTGCATCAGATGTTCCTGCATATACAAGAGCAAATCCTGCATAAGGTGTTTGAACAATAAGTTCACCGCCGTTATAACCAGCAAGACTTGCCGAGTTACCAGAAAGCATTGCTGATCCTGTGTTATCAGAAGAATTCTGAACCGTAACATTACTTGGTGCTCTAACAACAAGTGATAAGTTATAGGTCAGGATACCACCAATATCTATAATCCTAATCATGTCGCCCAATTGTGCATTTTCAGGAAGTTTAACAACCGTGTTCTGACTGGTATTCAAGAAGTAATTTACGTTTGCTTCTGCAAGAACTTCAAAGGAATCGGAATAATCCCATCTGCGACCACCTGTAGGTGAGAAGTAGTTAGAAATTCCGCCCAATGTAACTGCTCTATCAGCACGAATACCGAAGGATTGACTTCCTCCAGAATTAACAGTTAGGTCGCCACCCTCAATCGTAACATCACCAGCAATTGATAGTGATCCACCAAATGTACTTGTTCCTGTACCAAGGGCAGAGAACGAACCATATACAGCAAAGTCTCCAGAAGAATTATCAAAGGTAAGTCTTGGAGTAGTTCCATCAACTCCGAAGAAGTTCATATCACCACCGTTGATCGTTAGATCACCAGTTGCGGTATCAATTTGGAATGTAGTTCTGAATGGAACTGCAACCGTTGTTCCGTCAGATAGGAAAGAAGGACCACCGTTAGTGATAGTAAAGAACTCTTGACCTTCGATTGTAGAACCGTTGATCGTAAGTGTGTTCTCGGTAGTAAGTGTTCCTGCAATAGCAGTATTACCTGTAGGACCATCAACAACTAACTTGTTAAATCCTTGACCGAACTTAAGATCTCCACTACCGAATGTATTACCAGTTGTAGATTCAATCTTGAAGTTAACAGACTCTGGTGTACCACCATCAGTAACAATGAATGATTGAATGTCTGTGGATACTAGTTCAACAACTTTAACAATCTCAGTATTAGTAAGAAGCAAGTAGTCACTAGTTGTTAAGACTCCACCGAATTCAGAAATACCAATACGAACATTAGCAGTATCAGCAAGAAGACCAGATGCACTCTGAAGTTTTATTTCTGCACCTGCAGATTGATCAGACCAGAGATATTCAGCAGTAGCAAGTGTATTAGAAAGTTTAATTTCAACAGTGCTGCTGTTACCAACAATGCTTGATTGTACCGGCCAATCACCATTCAGTTCGCTTACGTTTGTTCCGGAGATTCTGATAAACTCACCATAATCAATATTCAATGTAGAGTTTGTTTCACTCTGCCAATGAATAGTAACAATGTCAGTACCGTCAGTAACAATCTTCTGGATTTGTCCGTCAGTGATAAGTACACTTGATACAGGATCTAATTCACCGTCATAATCGGTGTCAAATCCAGTGATGAATGAAGCATTGATTTGCTTATCTAACTTATTAATTACACATCCATCAGGGTGATCTGTTCTTGCGATCGTACCAGAATTAGCACGAGAAACCGAGATACGGAAACCATTAGGATCATTCGGGTTGGTGATGTTAGTTAGTCCAACAACCTCAACAATTTCTGTTTGACTTTGATCCTTCGGTACAGTAACACCATTACCATCAATACTATCAGGAGATAAGGCATCTGCTCTATCAATGAGAAGCAAATCACCAATCTGGAAATCTTGTGTCGATGGTCGAGTGATTGGTAAGTTATAAAGATTACCAGAAGCATTAACTCCAGCAACCTGGAATGTCAGATCATCACTACTGGTGGGATTACCTAAAGTAGCAGCAGAAATAGTAAGAAGATCATTATTGCTATAACCAGTACCAGGAGATACTAATTCAACAACGGCAGTTCCATCACTTAATACTTGAACTGTAAACAATCCACCTTCACCTGTTCCGCCTGATGCTTCGATGAAAGTATACGTGGTGTTAGCAACCCAATCAGCACTCTGTACTGGAGAAATATTGTCAATACTTGCAATCTGACCACCACCAAGTAAGAAATTAGGACCACCCCAGAGACCAACACCAGCAGTATCAATTACTTTTCCTGTTTGTGAGAACTTAAGGAATGTAACATTTGGATTTTCAAGTGATCCAACAATGTGATCAGCACCAGCAGTTGCAAATCTTGCTCTCTCAATTTCAACAATACCAGCATTTAATCCACCATCAAGTTTAAGGTTGGAATAAACAGTAGCACTTGCGAGAACATCAAGAGAGTTTCTAACAGTAGTCTTACCACCCAACGATGCAATAGTAACTTGAGAAGCGTTAACTCCAAGTTTTACTGCAGTTGTTGACTGACCATCACCAATATTAAGTGTAGCTGCCGGAGTAAAGATACGAGCAGAAGATGTACCAGCAAAAGAAGCAACTTCAAGTGTACCAGCAAGTTTAGTCTGATATGTACCAATATATGTGGTAGAAGCAAGGTTAGGTGCCGCACCACCAATTCGGATTTGTGCGTTACTAGTAACATCATCTTCTGCAGAAGCAATATCAACTACAGCATTTCTTGTTCTTTCATGAATTTTAAGAGTAGTTGTTCCGGCATTAGAACCAATTCTAACAGTTTGCGTCGAAGAACCACTAACTGTATCACCGATACTGATCGATTGAGAATTTGGAGTAGAGTTACCAAGAATAATTGATTCTGCTTGATTTAAACCAACAAAGAAGTCAACGTTATCTTTGAGGAATTGGAATGTTTCTGCAGTAGAGTTAATGTCTCCACCGTCTACACTCAAGTCATCCTGAATCAGCATGTTTCCAGTAAATCTGGAATCACCGATAACAACGAAGTTCTTATCGAGTTCAGTAGATGGATCCAGACCAATGCTGGTATTAACACCAACGCGACCACCTAATCTATAGGTAGCAGATTGATCAGCAACCGCGAGATCTGTTGTAGAAACACGTAATGTTGCGAAGTTATCTTCACTAGAACTATCACCACCAACCAAGAATGCGTTAGTGAGTGGGAAGTATGTCTTACCAGTAGAAGGTTCTGCCAGATAGTTGTTAGTGGAAACTGCTCCAAGAGCATCATATTCTACTAAATTCTTACCACTGATGAATGCATTACCAACAACATCCAAGTTAGCACGAGGATCAGTCTCGGAAGATACAGATGCAGTCAATGCTGCTTCCTGATTACTCCTACCAATTGTATTAATACCTAACTTATAGTCTCCAGGGACATTAGTGTAGGTACGTAATGCTTCTGCTCCAAGTACACCAGTTTCTTTCCAAGTAGATTCGGAAATTTCAATCTTTGCACCAGGACCTTCAGTAGACCAGTTGTATACATTTGCAGCGATCTCGTTAAAGAGTCTGATCTGACATGTATTTTCTGAATCTACCGCTGTAATTATATTCCAAGATCCATCAAAGAAGTTATTACTGAAACTACTAATGCGAAGTTGCTCACCAACTTTAACTTTTAAGTCTTGGTTACTAATACCAGTAGACCACTGAATGGTGATCGTAGTGCTATTATCAGATGTGATAGTAAAGATTTGAGCATCTGCAATCTCGGTATAGAAGTTAGAGTAAATCGAACCTAAAGATCCGGAATAACCAACTTCCTCACCTTTCCAAACAATATCACCAGCATTAGGAACGATAGAAGAACCATAAGTGATATTCTGCAAGGTATACCAAGCAGAACCACCAGCAGCAATTAATCCACTATTATTTGGTGTTACATTAGAAGGACTTCCTCCAGTGTAATGTGTTCTGATGCTGTAAACCTGACCTTGAGCACCTACGTTACCGCGAGGATTGAGTTTAAATACAGCTGATCTAACTTCGTTCTTGGTTAGAACAATATCTCCGTCTTTGTTGTCTCTGAAAGAAGATCTGTCAAGAGTTGGATCATCACCACTACCAACCAGGGATAAGATGCGAAGTGAATCTCCCTCGAATGGGTCAACATTAATTGTTACCGGGTTGTTCAGGAAACTATCGCCTTCGATAGTTACCTTGTCGTTAAATGTAACTGCAGTGTCGAATGTAGTAACCAGTGCTCCAATAGTGTCGGAGTCATCACCACTGTCGGCAAGAACTGCCTGCTCAAGGAACGTCTCTTCGCCTGTAATAGCGTTGATCTTACGATTACCAATATAGAGGTCACCGTTAGAGTTTAGACCCGTGTAGAAGACAATACCACCGTCTTCACGTTTTGCTTGTGCATAGAAGTCTTGCTTATCAGATAGAACAACTTCCTGACGAAGTGGGAAACCAGTTGAGTAGTTACCAGGACCGAATCCAAGATACTCAAATGTGTGGTTACCAGATCTTGCAATAGATGGTCTACGAAGTTCAACATAGAATCTACCATCAAGAGGATATTCAGAGTCACCAGAGATAGAAATCTGTCTGTTTTCAGATCCAATTGAAGCATTACCATCTTGTGCTCTCAATCTGTTATCAACAATATCACCATCTACATTAGAAGTAGTATTTGTAAATTGATAAGAAAGAAGTGGATCAGTAGCAAGAAGGTCAGTAACTGCTTCTTTAGTCTCACTATACTTGTAATCATTAAGTGTTACAAGACCATGAACGTAGTTATCTGCTGCAGCTACTGATGCTGGAGGATCAACAATGGTTACATCTCTAGTTCCGTTATCTTGAACCTGGAACCACAGAGGATCATTCTTGTAATCCAGAGGATACAGATTAGAAATTGGTTGAGAGAACTTATAATTTCTAAAGTTATCGCCAACACCTGCACCTGTAGGAAGAGGAGACATATTACCACGTACAGCAGTAAGGTAGTAAATACCATCTTGCTGTGCAGGAATAACTTCTTGAATCTGTTCGACATCATAGATGTAGAAAGTATCTTCAATTTCAGGAATATCAGCAACAGTTGATACGGTGTAAGTATCTCCACCAGGAGTTGTTACTCTATCACCAGGAACGATCGTATAAACATTTGCTCCCTCGATTCTATACAAGAAGTTATCTCTACTAGATCGTGATGCGCCAAGATAAGGAGAAAGTGAATTCCAACTATCAGGTTCGCCCAACAAAGTCCAGAAAGTTCCATTCGATTGTGTGAATGTTGTGGCAGTATTTACATTGTATGCCGTGCCTGTGTCATAATCAAGTTTGCCAGTGATATTTTTAAGGACAACAAATGCTGTTGCTTCAATAGTTGCTGGGAAATATGCATGAACATATCCAGAACCGGTGCAGTATCCACTCCAAGTAACATAGTTGTCGTCATCATTATTAAATAGATCTTCTTCAATTCCTACACCTTGAGGACCAGAAATTTCAATAACAGTAAAGATTTCGTTCTTTAAACTCTGATTAAGAATAGTGTGATCGAATACTGTTGCTTCTAATCTAGTTTCACCGAGGTCATTAGTGATCGTTCTTGCACTTTGAATAGTAGTTACAATCTTTGATTGGAACTCAATCTGTAAAGGATTTTCATATGGATCATACAGATTCTCGGTAGCATCGATATCAACACCAGCAGTATTCAAATCTGCTAAAGAAGCACCAATTTGTTCTGTGGGTTGTGTCGGATTGAAGAATTGTGCTACATCAGGGGCACCATTACTGTATGGTTCCAAGATAAACTTCTGTGGACGCAATCTTCTTCTATCATCAGTTCTTGTCTTGATGACATAACCATTAAGAGGTTCACGAACATTTTCAAGATACTGCGGGACAACATAACGCAAACGATAGATTCTATCGAGTTCAGTTCTATTGTCTTCATATCTCTGATACCAAGTATCAGGAGTGAAGAGATTACCAGTGCCATCTACAAAGTCAGATGCATGGAATCTAGTTAAGATACTATTAGCATTTATTCCACCTGATGACTCGTCTATAACATTGAGATACCATCTATCGTAGTTAGACGCATCAAATTTCAGTGGAGATGTTTTCTTATCTCCATATACAAGGAAGTCACTGCCACTACCTGTTGTAAATACAATCGCGTTTACACCTGCTTGGGCATCTGCTTGAGATGTGTGAACCGAGAACTTCGTCTTGGTTACATAACGAGGATAGTAGTAAACATCTGTCTCTACTTGCCCACCACCAGCAATATCAGGAAGTTGTGAATTAGCATCGGAAGATGTTCTAAAGAAAATCTTCTGTGCTGGTACGTTAGGAAGAGGAATATCGAAGATGTGTGGAATATCAGTCTCAAGATAAATTCCACTTACATTAGATTTATAGCGATGTAAGTCATACGACTCGTCAAGAACATACTGCTGAAGAATAATTTCTACACCAGGATCAATTGCTTCAGTTTCTGGTGAGTAGATGTAGATACCAGCTGCTGCATTTTCTTTCGTAGCAGCAAGTAACAGAGAAGTTTCTGCAGTTGTATCAAACTCACTTGTACTATTGAATGAGTATGGATATGTATCTCTACCAGGAGCGATAACATAGTATACCGTATTTGTGTTAAATCCTCTTGGAAGTCTAACCAAACGCTTGTCAGTGTCAACTGTTAATGCTCTTGGAATCAGTCTTACTGGAGTACCAGTTTGTAATCCATGAGGATCAGATTGCAACCCACCGGTATTAATTGTAAATAATGTCGCACGTCCTGTTAAAGAACGAGACTCGATAGGTGCTTCGACTCTTACTACTTGACTAGCATTGCCGGACAATACCAAGTTGACATTATCGAAGTATCCTGCAATTGCAGTAGCAATGTTATCACATTCCGGATAATTTGTATCCTGGGTGATATCAGTATTAGCATACTGGAATGATTGAGCATAGTAAGAAAGATTCTCAAAATACAACCAAGCAGTATTTGTTGTTCCAACTGCCAAATATGGTTGGTTAGTTGTCTGATCTTTTAATGTAATTGTAGTTGAGTTTACAACTTCATCAATCACAGCAGCACTAATATCGATATTAGTAAGGTCAGCATTAACCGTAGGATCAACTAAACCATCTGTAAAATCACTACTATTAAATTCTCTGACTAGCATACCAGGAACAAGACCTGATGTATCTCCAACTACAACAGTTGCACTACCATTTGTTACAGTTGTATTCTTAATCAAGAGGTTGAAATTACGCATTGCGCCGATCATCAGGCGCTTCAGGTAATCATATGCCTCAAGAGTTTCTGTCAACTCATTGTCAACATAATCTAACTGACCTGCAACCAAATAACCTTCAGCGGCAAGAAGTGTATTGATGTTACCACCCAGACGCAAGTCCTTAACAGTTGCATCAACAAAGTATCCGATGTCTCTTTCACACTTACCAATCGTGATGTTAGGATTAGTTAGTAGATCAGGATACTTCGCAGTAATATAACCGTATGTTTCTTGCTGCAACCATACTCTATTTCTTTCAATTTGATTTGCTGCATCTTGTGCGTAATTGAAATCATCATTACCATCACCATCAACATCAAGAGTGATGTTAAGTGCGGCAGGAGTTAACGTAGAAAGTGATGTAGTATAGGTAGAGAATCCACTTGGAGATAGTTCTGATGCGTAAGTTTGCTTACCACCTACACCACCAGAGGACAATTTAACATATAGTTTGTCTCCAGATGCTGCACCAATACGATATCCACCAATAGTAGCTGCGGGTCTATTTGCAGGATCTTGATTAGTATCACCAGCAAGATATAGTCTGGTATGATTATTTTGGTCATTTGAAGCTTCAATATCAATTGTATAATATTGCTGCTTAATAATTGCTGTAGCAGAAGTATTAACAACCTTGGGAGGAACAATAGAATCAATGTATCCACCTTTGTCTTGGTTGAAGGAGAATCCTTTAAAACCAATTGCGTGAAGTGAAGTGTTACCGAAGTTGGAGTTCGAGTTGGTGATAGACATGTCACCACCACTTTCCATCAGGAAGTGATCGTGGAAACCAACAGCAAAGACCGAGACGCACTGAATGAATGAGTCATCCGTTGCACGAATGTGGAAGTTTCTCCAATCATCCTTCCAGTATGCATCACCTTTGGTGTGATAAGGAATGGTAGCAAATGCATCAGATAGTGATGCTTGATTCCAGGTGTTAGTAAATCTATCGTAACGAATGAACGCTCTATCATCTTTCTGGAGCGAAACACCCGTGTACTGTGCAACAACCATCGACTTGAATCCAGTTGCCTTGGATCCATCTGCCCACATACCACACTGTCCCCAGGTGGATCTGATGGAACAGTTGAAGACGTAAGGAGAAGCAGACTCAACAGAATCGATTTCTGCTTGGATAACACCGTTGGTGCCAAGACCATTGGCAGATGTGTATGTTGTACCAGAAACTAATCCCAGACCAGCAGCATTAATGGTAATAATATAAGAGAATAATTTAGCGTTAGATTGATCAACAGTGTCAACCTTAAATGTACCATTTACATTATCTGATAGTCCACTATTAATAACAGCAACATACTGACCTCTAAAATATCCATGATCAATCTTTGTAGTTACTGTAATACGAGAAGTAGACGTACCAGGGATATCGTCAATCTTAAGACTCTCGATTGTTCTGGTATCAGACAGAGGACCAACAATACGGTTTTCCTGTACCAGTGCCTCTAAATCACCATCATCAATTGTAGGTTGGAACTGTGCGAATGCTCTACCAACCTTCTCGTAATAACGATCGAGTTCATTATTATCCGCATAAGTCATGATAGTGATCTTATGGTGCGAATACTCGGGAATCGCTAATGAAGAGAAATCGGTTGGATTGTCGTATACTTTACCAACACGATCTGCCTGATCATATAGAGGGGAGTTCTCGGAAAGGTCACCATCCTTGATAGTGAACTGCCACAAGTAACAACCACCAGTCAAGTTAAAGATAGAAGTTCTTCCGTAATCACCATCTATAGGATTAGGGACAAACAAAGGTCGGACAATCGTGCGTCGAAGGTCATAACCAATCAGCGAACAACCTCTGGGAACGATAGCGCCACCAGTCGTGGAGTTAAACTTGTAGAGAACGTTGTCTGGATTGGAAAGATCAAGAATCGAATCATCCTGCCATTCTTCCAGTGCTCTGTTGTAATCAAATACAGGCACAGTACCAGTAACCTGAACTGAAGCGAGACCTGTAAGCGTACCTGCAGTGACGGTATCAGTGAGAATAGCAACAAGTGTTGTGATGGATGACTGAACATCAACGCAGGTAGCGATATTGCCTGATGCGTTGTATTCAATAGTCGGCGTTGCCTGACCTGCAATTGCAGGACCTGGAGATATAGTAAGATCCTTCTCATACAGCGAGTTAGTTACAGCAAGTTTCATCATGTCTCTTGCTTTGTTGAAGGAAGTTACTGATTCAGTAATTTCTCCAACTAAACCATCAGCAACAGGGTTGCCATCACGGTCAAAATAGTTTTTAGTGGCGGAAATAATATTAGCATTACCACCGTTACGAACGTCAGCGATAACAGCTTCTACAACATATCCGATATCACGCTTACATTTAGTTTCGCCAGCAGTTGCTTGATCTGTTACAACTTCAGCAGGAAGGTTTGTGAGATTACCATCACCAACCGAAGTGGTTACAATAGTAGTTAACGTACCAATATTAGTACTAACACTTGCACAAGATGCAGGATCTCTATTACTACCAGTAGCAGAATCAGCAGTGAGTGTAAGATCTTGTACCAGAAGTTGATTCGTAAGAGCACGAATCATTTGGTCTCTTGCTTCATTAAATGCAGTAATAGACTGCTGCTCTTCACCTTGAAGTCCGTTAGTAATCCAAGCAGTTCCTGCTTGATCAAAATAGTTCTTAACGAACTTACGAGCATAAACATTACCACCTGCCTGAATAACATCCAGTGAGATGGCATCTACAAATCTACCAGTATCTGCTTTACATTTTGCTTCACCAGTATGATCTGTGCCTAATGTTTCTGCAGGAAGTCCTGCTGTATCAGCAGCAGTAAATGCATCAGTAACGATCTGTACAAGAGTCGTGATTGCAGACTGTACATCATCACAAGCAGGTGTTCCTGCAGATGAAGTGGTAATAGTAGAATCAGTAATTGACAACTCATTACGCATTGCTTGGATCATTAGATCCCTAGCAGCATTATATGCGTCATTTGTAGACAGCACTTCACTAATGATGTAAGAGAATACACCACCTTGGAAATACTTCAGGGTAAACTTACGGGCATACTCGTTACCACCGTTTACAAGGTCGAGACCAATGTAATCAATTAAAAGACCGATGTCACGCTTACACTTTACCTCATCAGCAGGATCGGCGGGATTAGCGCCAAGATTCATGGTTGTCCATGCACTATCAATAATCTCTTGTCTGTTCTGTTGGATCAGACGATATGCATCTTTAAATCTATAATCAGACTCAGTTGCAGCATCACCAGGATAGAAGAAGTCTGGATGATCTACTGTAATTTTAGCAGTAGCACGATCAACAATTTCTTTACGGTTTTGCTGAATCAGTCGATAGGCATCTGAAGGGCGAGTGCCAGAATCAACTTGTGCATCACCAGGGAAGTAAAAATCAGGATATTGAATGGCGATTTCAGCACATGCTCTATCAATAATCTGTTTAGTATTTGCCTCAATAAGGTTACCAGCATCAAAATTACGTGATACTGGTGTTGCTGCGTCTACAAGACCAGGACGGTTATCAATAAAGTGATTACCAGGCATCAGCATTACACTGAACTGGTCAAACCTATCATTATCCTTACCAGGCAGGTAAGAGTAACGTGATACCTCAATAAATGCCCTCTGAATCGTCTTAAATGGGCGTAAAGGAGAGTTACCTCTATTGTCTAACTCATCAGTCGCGTTAAAGTCATCTGGCGATACATATAGATACTTACCCGTTTTACTTGAGTAAAGATTATCAAGTCTTGTAAGAGGCATAATTAACCCGTTCCTTCTAGGACTATTTCTTCTTGGATTATTTATACAATAAAACCTCCCCTTGTGAGGGAGGTTTTAAGCACACGGAAGGGGTTCTAGTTTGGCAATATTGCCAACTCCTCCACCTGGACTCGAACCAGGGACAACAGAATTAACAGTTCCGTGCTCTACCAGCTGAGCTATAGAGGATTGAGAGCCCCCGAACAGATTTGAACTGATGACCTTTGCTTTACAAAAGCACTGCTCTACCACTGAGCTACAGGGGCGTCTTTAAAAATTTGAAGCGACCGTATTTGCCGCCCCAAACTTGTTTGTCGGTATTCACCAAATAACCTCTATCAACTACATTATATTGTTCTTTCGATAGAAAGATATCATTTTTGATATAGGTTACTTGATCTTGCCATTCAACGTAACAACTACATCCTTGGAGTGAACCTTGGAATGAATCACCGTCGAATGTAAACATTATATCACAAGACTCTTTATGAGTCAATCCTTCAGGACGAGATTCTAAATTTTTAAACCCCAAATGGAATTTTTTATCAAAATCATAGTTCTTTATTCGTAGCAACCCATTGTCTTCTATTGCTTCTACAATAAATTGACGATAAGGTGCGTCTACAGAATAGTTATATGCTTGCTCACCATAGTACATGGATTCTGTACCCTGGATTTTTTTATGGACCAATCGGACCATAGCAAACTTTGAAGGATATGAAAATGCCTGAACTTTATTCTCCCACGTTCCCTCAAACCATTCATTAAATATATCAATCATCTTTGGGTAATAGTTCAGGATCATTAACTTCAATATCAAACATCAGAGGATGACACTCCTCTTCAGCAAGATACGAAGACCACTTATATAATTCTTCATCATCCCAATCACAACCTTGCAATGCTTCGGTTTGTACTGATGGGTGATCTTGAATGATTTGTGGTAGTTCATCAAAGGTATATGGAATACCTTGTATGAAATACATTCTTACCACTTGTCCCATGTAAAAACAATAAGATTGGGAAAGTTCGTATTTCATGACTTTTTCCACTACGGATTATTTAGTAGTGAAATGGGGCGAGGGAGACTTGAACTCCCACGAGATTTCTCTCAACAGATTTTAAGTCTGGTGCGTCTACCGATTCCGCCACCGCCCCTTAGGACTCCCATATTATAACGTATGTGCCCTGATCTGTCAACTCTCGTCAAGCAGACCCATATTTTTTAAATAGTCCATCGTATCGTGCATATTACCTACGTGAAAGTTGCCTATCGCAACCTGTGGATATGTTGCATCTGGACCAAATTCCATTTTAAATTGATGATCATCAAAATCAAAATCTAAAACATATTCGTGGAATTCACCACCAAGAGATCTTAAAAGCATTGCAATGCGCTCACACTCTTGATTTCCGTTACTGTAAATTACTGATGTCTTCATTTTCGGTATAGTTGATAACAATTTGCTTGGATACTTCTCCCTTGCTATTTACAAGGAGTTTCTTTTCTAATGTCCCATTTAACACGTTACGAACATTTTCGAGTTGCCATTCGACAATATATTTTTTGAAACTTTCGTCCATCCCAATCTTATTGGACCCCGGAGTATTAAAGTCTTTCATAAGTCAAGTTCAAGTTGTAGTTTACGTTCTTCTTCTATCCTATTATGCTCTGCCCACATTGCAGCAACCATATCGTGTTCATGTACAACACCAACGTGTGATGATGGTTGTGATTGCCACTCATCAATTGCTTCCTGTGTAGGAATACTAATTCTGAAAGGAATATCTTCTTCTACAAACTCTTTATTCATATCAATGTATGTTTGAGGAGTGATCTCAACTTTTTTCATTTTTCAACCAGCAAGGTTTACATAGCGAGTTCTTATATCTTTTCTCGGACGGAACATAGCATCCGACTTGAGGACATTGATTTGCTGGGGTCATTTTACCACACCCAGAGCATTTTGTCTCCCACATTTTCATAATGTTCTCTCAAGTCTTTCAGTTGCTTGGTCAGGGAAGTCTCTTGGTCTACTATCACCAGCATTGTCAGTTCTGGGTGAACCCTCGTTTGCCTTCATAGTATGCTGATAGTTTGGTCTTGGGTATCTGATACAGAATGGATCAGGCATCCAATATGTTACCTGCCATTCTTGTTCAGGATTTAACTCAAGGTGCTTCTCTACACTATGAGAGAAAATA